TACAGATCTTGGCACTTCTGACGAAGTGACACAAATCCGAATCCAACCTTGAAGTCCCTATAGTCCCATTCATCCTCGGATGAGGGTAAGTAAGGAAGGCTCTTATCCAACTGGTTGAATATCGTTGTAAGACGATTATAACCCGTTGTGTATATGAGATCAGGTTCTACCGAGTAGTGCTCCATTACTTTCTTTCTCTTCTCTTCGTTAACGAAGCGAGAGTAGGCGTTAGGAAGTGTCCAACCCAGACCACCCATATACCTAGGTATAGAGGCAGCTGTGCAAACACTTTCTATTAGTGGAGTAGGTATCCAAGGCAGAGCCTTGGTTCCTTGATACTTAAGCACATCCAATGCATTGGTTACGTTAAACGTAGACCACTTGTATTTGGACAAGACAGAGTTCCTAGTAATAATCTTACCTGCGAATTCAGCTATATCATCAGAGATGATAGACTTATCTACAGATATTGGAACATTAAGTTCCTCTGTCATGTACTTCCGGTAACGTTGAGCCACGGGTTCTGAGAAGATGACGATGTCATCTCCAAGAATAACGTACTCATGATCTTTTGCTAGTATGTTAGACATCACACAGTGATGTACTAACGATAATAACGCAAATGATGGCCCCGTACCCAATGGTTGTCCTTGAGAAAATGACACAATGTCTTTCTCAGGTGTAATCCATTTTCCTTTAGCAACGTAGTGGAATAATTCCGCTGATGCCTCAAATCTCTTAAGGTTCTCCAGGTTATCGTAAGATCCTGGAAAATTATGAGATATGTGATCCAAGATTTGTCGTACTAATGAGTACGGTAAATTATTGGTTGCATCGGAGAGGTCAAAGCAATGGCATCTTACCTTATTTCTAAGGTGAGTTTGTACGACTTTGACTCCAGAGTCTTGGTCAAACGTAAAGTCTGACTTAAGGTTTCTTACCATCTCCATCAGCATGTCTTTCAGAGGTTCCAAGAACCACTGGGCAGTGCGGATGGGGTTGGCAATGGCCCTTAACTTGTATCCCGGCTCCTGAATGTATTGGATTTCTC